GCCAAGGCAGCGTGGGAGAAGCAACGTATAGAGCGACAAGAGAAAGCGGCAAAAGCACAAGAAGCGCATGCGGCAATGAAGATTGCAGACTATGCCGCTAAAGTAAAGGCGTTAGCGGATTTAAAGGAATGGGAAGACCTCAAGCCGATGGTTTCCGATGTTGATTGGGTAGCGCGTTTGAAAACAGACAACCCCACAATGTACCAAGAGTTGAAATATCGGGTGGGAGACATTTGGGGTAAGAGTGCAAAAGAAGTTTGGAGGGTGTATGCGCAAGAAAAGTAAGTACAGGCCAAAGCCAATGTTGCAAGACCCGCTGGGTTTTGTTTTGGAGAGCATTACCCCGGTGGCGCAGCACGACAGTTATTTGGTTGACCTGAAGATTAAGAACCACCTTGCGCTGACCAGCCTAACCAAGGGCGTTGCTACCCGCAAGGACATTGATGCGCTGATACAGGCGGTCAACCTAGTCGAGGCACTTTACAGACTTGGCTTTGGGCGTGACTACTTCCCAGAGGTACGCGCTGGACTGGATGCGCTGTACGAGGTAGGTGTACGCGGTGCGGAATCAGGACGGTTTGTACTAAAAGCCAGCGAGATGGACGCGCTGAACATGGTGATGGAGCTACACGATGCGCAGCTTGAAATCATCACTGTGAAAGATATGGGCGCTGCATTCAAGCTAGTCATTGAGGACTTTAAACAGAAACGTATGAGAGCAATTAAACCGAAGGAGAGATGAAATGAACGAACGAATTAAAGAGCTTGTAGTAAAAGCAGGGTTTTTTCCCAGCGAACTTACCCAAGTTGGGCCAAGCGTTGAAAAGTTTGCCGAACTGATTGCAGCCGAGGAGCGCGAGGCGTGTGCAAGATGCAAGGATTTGGAAGAGCAGGCTTATGACCTATTGGGCAAACTGAAAGTCGCAAACCTCAAGTGGTCTGTAGCGCATCCGTGGGTGGGCCTGACCAACCAAGAAGTAGCTGACCTTGATAGCTGGTATCACGCAGATAACTGGAGGCTGATTAAAGAAACTGAAGCCAAGTTAAAGGAGAAGAACACATGACTACATACAACTGCACTGGAATAGGCGGGTTTGGTGACCCAACAGCCCGTTACCCAGATGAGTACGCACACAAAACTTATGGCACGGCAAGGTTTCACATACCCGAAGGTTTGTACTCGATTGAAGAAATTGAGAAGCTGCTTGCTGACATGAAGGCGGCTGAGACACAAACAGAGAAATCTTTAAAGAGGGTAATCAAGCCGCTCAAGGAGAACACATGACCGGGTTTAAAAGTAAACAAGCCGCAGCGCAAGCAAAGCTAACCGAGGACGATGACATTCAAAACTACGTGCGGCCGTGGGTAGGTCTGACAAACGAGGAGTTGCTGGGATGCGCGGTGTTTAAACACTTTGACTATGACCCGCCCTACATCAACAAGGACGGTGTGAAGTTTGTAGCCAGCCATGAAGTATCGTTACGAGCAACCTACGAGAACATTAACAACAAACTAAAGCAGAAGAACACATGAACAAAGCACCCGCATGGAGTTACTCAAGCATCACATTGTTTGACCAGTGCCCAAAGAAGTATTACCACATGCGTGTGGCGAAGGACATCAAAGAGCCTGAGAGCGAGGCGATGCTATACGGCACTGCTGTACATACCGCTGCTGAAGAGTACGTGCGAGACGCGAAGCCTATACCCGAGCAGTACAAGTACATAGAGCCAATGTTGCAGAAGCTCATGAAGATAGAGGGGGAAAAGATTTGTGAGTTGAAGATGGGCATCAAGAAGGTGGACGGGCGTTTTGCGCCTTGTGGGTTCTTTGACAAAGATGTTTGGTACAGGGGTATAGCCGACTTGCTAATCATCAACCGTGAGAAGAAGGAAGCCCGAGTCATCGACTACAAGACAGGCAAGAGCAGCCGCTACGCAGACCCTAAGCAACTGGCGCTGATGGCAGCGTGCGTGTTCGTGCACTACCCGGAGATTGAACTGGTGCGGTCAGGATTATTGTTTGTAGTCTGCAAAGACTTTATCCCTGTGGACTTCAACGTACAGAACCGATTTGACATCTTCACCAAGCTGGACAACGCCCTTGTTTCACGTGAAACAGCATACGAGACCGGGGTGTTCAACCCAAAGAAAAACTTCACTTGCAAAGCATGGTGCCCTGTATCAGAATGTGGTCATAACGGAAGGAATTGACATGCCATACAAGAACCCCGCTGATCGTAATATCAAGCGCGAGTACGATTTAGAACAGCAACGCGCTGGGGCGCACGAAGCGCGAATGGAGCGACAGCGTGCAAGGCGTAAGCTGGACAAGGAAGGCAAAGATACCAACGGCAATGGTAAGGCCGACTTGCGTGAAGGCAAAGATGTTGCCCATGTGAAGGCACTGTCTAAAGGCGGTAGCAACAAGAACGGGGTGCGTGTTGAAAGTGCCTCGACAAACAGATCGTTTAAGCGCGGGTCGAATCACAAGGTGGTGTCCGAAACAAGTGCGAAAGAGCGCAAGAAAAAATAGGTTTGCGTTCGTCTGCGAGGTAAGGTACGAGTAGTAGCAGACAGAGGGTTGCCTCACATAACCGTACCAGTCAGCACCACTTGCTTTCTGTGGGGAACTGATCGTCTTGGACTCGCAGACGTAAAAGCGAAGAGGGGTCGGGTGGAAGCCCCGAACCTATAAAAACACAGACCGCATTTGCGGGGCTTACCTATTGGAGATTGCATGGAAATCATTGAGAACAGGGCGCTACTGTTGAAGGTACGCAACCCTGACCGGATCACTACGGTGATTCCAAAGAGCAAAGTTTTGTCAGATGATGGTGAGGTTGCCGAAGTGCTGGTGAACTGGGATTTGGAGGAGTCAATTGTCTTGAAGAACCTCAAGATCAAAGATGTACCCTCGCCCATTAATGCTACGTACAAGTGGCCGGGCCTGTATAAACCGTTCGCACACCAAAAAGTTACAGCGTCCTTCCTGACGATGAACCGCAAGTCGTTCTGTTTTAACGAGCAAGGAACGGGCAAGACGGGTTCGGTCATTTGGGCATCGGACTACCTGATGTCAAAGGGCGTTATCAAGCGGGTGCTGGTTATTTGTCCGCTATCCATCATGGACTCAGCATGGCGCAATGACTTGTTCAAGCTGGCAATGCACCGCAGGGTAGACGTTGCCTACGGCAAACCCGAGAAGCGCAGGGCGATCATCACCGGAGATGCCGAGTACGTCATCATCAACTATGACGGGGTAGAGATTGTTGCAAACGCCATCATCAAGGGCAACTTTGATCTCATTGTAATTGACGAGGCGAACGCCTATAAGAACCCCTCCACAAGACGTTGGAAGGTGCTGAATAACCTCATCAAACCTCGCACGTGGCTGTGGCTGCTAACAGGTACCCCGGCATCGCAGTCACCAATGGATGCGTATGGCATCGCCAAGCTGGTGAACCCCGAGGGTGTACCGCGTTTCTTTGGTAGATTCCGCGATCAGGTCATGCACAAGCTGACGCAGTTCAAGTGGGTACCCAAGGTAGAGTCAGAACAAGTTGTACACAAGGCGCTACAACCCGCGATACGCTTTACTAAAGAACAATGTTTAGACTTACCTGAGATGACTTACGTAACGCGAGATGTACCTCTTACTGCCCAGCAAGAGAAATACTACGAGCTTCTACGCAAGCAACTTATCGTGAGAGCAGCAGGGGAGGAGATCACAACAATCAACGCCGCTGCCAACCTGAACAAACTCCTGCAACTGTCTGGTGGTGCGGTGTATTCAGACACAGGTGAAGTCGTCCATTTCGATGCAAGCAATCGGCTTGCGGTATTGCGTGAGGTCATTGAAGAGTCCAGCCATAAGGTGCTCGTGTTTGTACCGTACAGGCACGCCATTGAGGTGGTTGCAGAAGACTTACGCAAGCATGGGTACCTGACAGCCGTCATCCACGGTGGTGTGTCAGCGGGGAAACGCTCAGAAATCTTTGAGCGGTTCCAAACAAAGGATGACTTGCAGGTGCTGGTCATCCAACCACAAGCGGCATCGCACGGGGTAACTCTGCACGCCGCCAATACCATCGTCTACTGGAGTCCAGTGATGTCCGTCGAAACCTACCTACAGGCCAATGCGCGTGTTCACCGAGCAGGGCAGAAAAACCCCTCTGTGGTGGTGCACCTGCAAGGCAGCGGGGTAGAACGCCGGATGTACAAAATGCTGGGTAACAAGGTAGATATCCACAACCGACTCATCGACTTATACGGGGAAATACTTAGATAAATAGATTAGACAATGTAAAATTTTAGTGTATTATCCATAGACAAACAAAGGAGAGAGCTATGACCGAGACAATATCGGTTGACAAACTCGTCGCCGTCTACATCAAGATGCGCGACAAACGTGCCGAAATTCTTCGTGACTACGAGGAAGCTGACAGCACTGTGAAGACACAGATGGAAGTTGTGGAGTCCAAGCTATTGGAAATCTGCAAAGAGATCGGTGTTGATCGTCTCGGTAGCACTCACGGTACGGTCATGCGTACGGTGAAGACACGCTACTGGACAAGCGACTGGGAGTCCATGCACAAGTTCATCTTGGAACACAAGATGCCCGAACTGCTTGAGCGGCGTATCAGTCAAGCTACTATAAAACAGCTATTGGAAGACAAACCTGAGCTTATGCCTATAGGTTTGAACACTGATAGTAAATATAGCGTAACCATAAGGAGAACCACAAGTGGAACTTGAAGCGTCACTGACAGTTCAAGAAGTAGCAAAGCTGATGCGCATGTCGCGTCAGACAATCTACAACTTGATTAAGGAGGGAGCGATTCCTCATTTTCGTGTAGGTAGCAAGGTGCGTTTTAACCGTGCCGACATTCTTACTTTAATGCAAGCAAAACCCGTAACTACTGGAGAGAAAAAATGAGTGAAATGACTTTGTTTTCCAAGGGTGGCAATACACTGCCAGCCCACCTGAAGAATCTGCAACTTGACGCAACTACAAAAGCCCTAATGGGCAGCGGTGGTGGCGGTAAGCGCATCTCGATTCGCGGCAACGTGTTTCGCATGATGGTCGATGGCAAAGAGATTGCCCAAAATGAAGACCGTGCAATGCCTATCATCATCACGGCAGCAAACCCCAACGTATCGAGAACTTACTATGCAGGTGCCTATCAAGAAGGACAAGCTGCCGCCCCGTCCTGCTGGTCAAACGATGGCGTTACCCCCGACATCAAATCAGACGAACCACAGGCCAGCAAGTGCGCTACCTGCCCACAGAACATCAAAGGCTCTGGTCAAGGTGATTCCCGTGCGTGCCGATTTAGCCAGCGCCTTGCCGTCCTCTTGGAGAACGATATTCGTGGAGACGTATATCAACTGACGCTTCCCGCTCAGTCAATCTTTGGTGCGGTTGAGAACGGAAAAATGCCTCTGCAAGCATACGCAAAGTTCTTAGGCAGTCATGGTTTGCCCGTCACGGCTGTTGTCACTGAAATGCGTTTTGATACCGCAAGCGCAACCCCACGCTTGACCTTTAAGGCAGTGCGCCCTCTAACTGAAGAAGAGTTGGCATTGACAGTCGAGAAGGGTCAGTCTGCTGAAGCCAAGGCCGCTATTGCCGGGACTGCTGCGCAGCTTGATGGCGTGACGAGAGCAAGTGTTGAACGCACCCCTGTTGTTGAAGATGATGTTACGGGTATTACCGTGACTCCTGAAATGGCGCATGCAATTGGCTCTGGCCGCAAAGAGCAACGTGATGCACAGGCTGCACCCGCTGAAGAGCCATCAGAGCCAACCAAGCGCATCACCAAAAAAGCTGCACCAAAAGACGTGGCTGACATTTTGGACGACTGGACTGAATAATTAAACGGGCGGGGTAACTCCCGCCCATCAAAGGAGAGCGTTATGGACAAGCAAGAACTGAGAGATCAGTGGCGGCATACCATTGATGACGAAGGTGGGCACTGCCCTGTGTGTGACCGCTGGGGTCGTGTGTATGCCCGTGGTATCAACAATACTATGGCAAGTGCATTGATATGGTTATGCCGACAAACTGGGGACAAAGACGGTTGGGTAGACGTGCCGACATCTGCGCCTCAATGGTTGGTACGGTCAAACCAATTAGCTACTCTGCACTGGTGGGGTCTCGTAGAACGCAAAAGCAAAGACAAAACGCACAAAGCGAAGTTTTCAGGCATTTGGCGGTCTACGCAATTAGGTAGAGAGTTTGCCCAAGGTGAAGTTCGGGTACCCAAAAAAGTATTCACATACCGGGGCAATGTTGAAGGTACAAGCCCCGAAGAAGTTAGCATTAACGAATGCTTTAAAGAAGTATTCGATTACGAAGAAGTCATGGGCAAATATGGACAACAAAGGCTATTCCCGTAAATTTGTGGATGCCAACATCAAGGCAGACCCATTTCATGTGGGTGTGCAACTTGGGCGTATCTGCATTCAACGCGACATTCCTGTGCAAGATGTTGCGGATTATTTAAACGTATCACGGCAGTCGGTGTACTTGTGGTTCTTGGGGAAGACAAAACCTCAACCGAGAAAACGAGAACTATTATGGGGATTGCTGAACCGCCTGTCGGCAGTCACCGCCGCCTGATTTTTTGCTTAGGGTCTATCGCCAGTAGACCTGAAGGCATACCTGTCTGTAAAAGAGAAAATAATGACAATACGGAATACCTTTCTCACATCGGTGCTTGCCCCTGAAGGCTTGTACTGTGTGGTTGGATTGAAGAAAGGTGCGCCGAGGCAGACGTTTGTAGAGACACTTGTTGAGATTGATGGAGTCGTAGAGGGGCTTATTTCGCAGGGGTATGACACATATTTTGGGTGTGCCAAATACCTTTTAGAAACCGAAGGCCGTACCGCAAAGAACGCAAAATGGTTTAAGGCTTTCTGGCTTGACCTAGACTGCGGGGACAATAAACCCTACGACACGCAAGCATCCGCACTGAATGCACTCAGACTATTTGTTAAAGCAACCGGACTACCTCGACCCACCGTCATCAACTCAGGACGTGGCTTGCACGTCTACTGGATACTTAAAGAGACTATTGGGTACAACGATTGGAAGCCAACAGCCGAGGCATTGAAGAAATTCTGTGCCACATACAACCTGTCTGCTGACCCTTCTGTCACAGCCGACGCTGCCCGGATACTGCGTATCCCCGAGACGCTGAATTTTAAGGATAACCCGCCAAAGCCAGTATCTATATTGGTTGAGTCGCCGCCTGTGGAGTTCGCACGCTTCAAGACGTTGATAGGCATAGAAGATGAGGAGGACGAACCGCAAAGCCTGTTTGGCGGTGACGCACCACCACGCCGCCCAATAGATGCAACGTCTCGCGCTTTGATGGGTAACAGCATCTCAAAGTTTGCAACGATCATGCGCAAGAGCGCCGAGGGGGAAGGATGCGCACAACTCTTGCGCATATACAAAGAGCAAGATACCGTAGAAGAGCCGCTGTGGAGAGCAGGACTGTCCATTGCCATCAACTGCGAAGACGGTGAGAAAGCGATTCACAAGATCAGCAATCAGCACCCCGAGTACGACCCACAAGAGACGTTCAACAAGGCGCACAACTTGCTGGAAAAGCCGTACAAGTGTGCTACGTTTTTAAGCATCAACGCCGCACCCTGCCAAGACTGCCCACACAAGGGCAAAATTACTTCACCCATTCAGATTGGCTCACGCATTGCAGAGGCTAAGGCAGAGGACAACATTGTTGTCATGCGCAACGCTGTGCTGGAAGAGGTAGTCACGGTAGAAATCCT